CGCAAAAGCTACGAAGAAAGCTATGACCAAGTAATTGGCCCAATTGAGCAAAAGATTATATTTTTTATTCTTCATCTGATTGACCAATAATACCTGATTGAATCGTGTTAGTTTTCCCACTACCATGCCATGGTATTTCAGTTATTTCATATTTATTTATTTCATTGATTGAGTCCCACCACATGTTGACCTGGATAGCTCCATCCCAACTGGCGATGGTGGTCTTTATGCCCGTTTTTTTTGTACCGCATCGCGTGGATTTGGTTTGACCATTACCTTTGATTATGCCGTAAAAATGTGCCATTAGAACTGCTCCCTTATTCTATCCAAAAGATTATTAGATGAACCGCCTTTCATTTCAAAGCCCATTTTCTCAATTAATTTTTGCTGGTCTTCACTGAGAGTCTTAGTTTTGGCCAGTTGACATAACAAAATAGCAAGGCTATTCTTGGGCCAATATCTGTAAGCTCCGTAATTGAAACGCCTTTCTAAATGAACTTCCTTACCTAATTTCATTTGATATCTCCTTTTATATTGAAGATACATAGTACCAACATTAAAAAGAAACAGTTATCAACCATGCGACAGATACTGTCCTAGATACGACATCCGACATCTTCCCTGATAAACCATGGCATTAAAGATCCTAGATGAATGTATTAACTGTGATGTTTGTGAACCAGATTGTCCGAGTGGAGCAATCCGCGAAGGAGTAGAGATTTACTATATAGTGCCTGAGCTATGCACAGAGTGTAAGGACATATATAATAAACCTCACTGTATAACCGTTTGTCCGGTAGACTGTATAGAGTATCTAATCTGAGATATTTATTTATCCCTCAAATTGTGATACAATCAAATAGTATTTAAGATGTACAGAGAAACAACAGAGTACAGATAAACAGTTAGTATCCTTTAAAGCGGAGCAACCAATAAGACGGATTGTTAGACAATCCTTTTATTACATAGGTAACAGTAAGGCAGTATACAGAGACAACCTTATATAAATATCTACGTAGGATAGAGAGACAACTAGGTAGGAATGATGTCCTCTCCTCACACACACACGCTAGTCTTAGGCTCCTTAGCCCTAAATAGTATATACACTTGTGATCCCCACCCCACCCCCATGTATAATATAATATATATATATGTTCTCTCCACACAGCGGAGGGTAATTTAAGGGTTCTAAAAAAAAGGGTATATATGAGACAAGTAGCTATTATCGGTTTAGCGGAATCAACACATAATGATGCTCCATATCGAGATCCAGACTGGGAAATATGGGGTTTAGGTTGGGATGAAGGTAGATGGCCCTTCTTTGACAGGCATTTCGACATCCATCCACTAGAGTGTATTCGAGAAGCAACGCCATCCTTCTATCGGGACGGTTACGAAGAAAGACTACGCGAAGTATCAGAAGAACTACCCTTATATATGCAGGAAGCTTATCCTGATATACCTAATGCTTTACGCTATCCTCTTGAGGAAGTCTCTGCATTGGTGGGTGACTACTACAACTCAACAGTGGCTTATATGCTCGCTATGGCCATATACGAGGAAGTAGATAGGATAGGACTCTGGGGCATCGATATGAACAGTGAAGGCGCTCCTGGACACGCTAACGAGTATCGTGATGAACGTCCTAACTGCGAATACTTACTGGGATTTGCTAAGGCAAAAGGTATTGATATATATTTGCCAGACAAATGCCCACTACTAAAATTTCAGGGTGAGTTCCCATTAGGGTGTATTACTCCTGATTACGGCCATAGATATGGTTGGTTAAAATAACGAGGATTTAAAATGATTGGAGATCAGCCAGGATCAGGTTACGGAGGATATGGAAGTGGTCGTGGTCTTTCGCCTACTAGTCAAGGTAGAAGCCCGCTTACACAAGGTTTGCTAGACTATTCTCCCTATTTTTCTGGAACTATTTTTGAAGAAGCAGAAAGACTAAGACGTTTGCGTGAGCCACAGCTGGGACCAGCATACAAAGCTCCTAATGTAGATGTTAGCAGCTCCCAAGGTATTGTTGGAAATGCAAAAGGAATGTTTAACACAATCGGTGCGGCTGGGCTTGGAAATTTTATTAACCAAGCTACAAGAGTTCTTAACGAAGACAAAGTGTCAGAAACCAAGGTTAGCCCTGAGATGGCTCTTGTTATAGATGATATAGTTGTTCCCCAGGTTTTAAATAATGAATCATTTACTAAAGCACAACAACAAAAAATAGTTGAAGACGCAGTAAATCGAGGAGCAATAACAAAAACGGAAGCTGACAAGTTCTTTGGAACAATTAATGGTCTTTTTCCAAATCAGGGAGACTTTAGGGTACTTTATGATGACGATGGAAAAAAAATTGGTTATTCAGAATTATTAGCAAAAAACATCCCAAGTAGCAGAAACAATATAATATTTTCTGAAGATGGTAAAGGAGATGTAACAACCTTTCCTGGCGATTATTCATTTCCACCAATTATAAGTCAAGATCTGATCGACGCCTCAAAACCTAAAGCATCTATCCAAAATCTGAGTTATGGAGTAGGAGTACCTGGGGGTGAAATTGGTGCAGCAAGTGCAGTACCAGGAGCATCAGGTATGGGTGGATCTATTGATATTGGACCTTTTACGGGTGTCTATGATGGTGGCGTAGGATCACTAAGAACCCTTCTTGGTCCTAATACTGAAGCTGGAATTTCTCTTGATTTAAACTCTGGAAATCTTGGAGTGCTAGGTAGTACAGGGAACTTATTTGGTATTCCAGGTTTTGACGCGCAAGGAACTGTTAATCAAGAAGGTGACTATACTTTAGGTTTAGGTTATGGTCCGCTTAGTTTTGACGGAAGTAATAGTCAGTCTGTTCTTGGTTATGATAACAACAAAGGACTTAAATTTAGCTTAGACCAAGACGGAGATATTACTGGAAACTTTAGTATAAATGATTTATTAGGTATAAAAGGTCTTGGCGCGCAATTAAATTATGACAGTAATACTGGACCTTCGGGAATGATAGGTTATTCTGGAACATATAATAGTTTAGATCCTGAAGCTGTTATAGATCTAGAAAACCCTAATCAACAATTTGTTGCAGGCACAGGTTTAAATCCTAACTCTTATTTTTCAAGCCCTGTTTCAGAACAACTAAGTGGTAAGAATTTTTCTACAAACTCTGACGCTATATCAAACATAAGATTTGAAGATGTTCAAAAAGAGTACGCTCAAAGAATGAAAGACAGTAAAGCTCAGGAGCAAGTAGCGCAGGCAGCAGCTCAAGCTGTGCAAGCAATACAGAGTATTCCACAAAGTCAGCCTAGCCTTTCTTCTTCAGATCAAGCAGCGCTAGCTAATCAAATATCAAACAATTTTATAAACACTGAAGTTTTGAGGAAACAAAGAACGCCTATCATTGAAATGAACCCAATTCAAATTGCTGCTGCTGGACAACAAAATCAAGAAGCTTTAAACAGGCTACCTAAGTACGCTAGAGAAGCTATAAGAGCCGGTAGAAACCCAATGGGTGGATCTAAAGATATAATACAAGACATGATTATTGAAGTGTTGAAACCATCTAGACCTTATGTTAAAGCTGAAGGTGAAAGATGACCGAAAAACAAGACAAGTTTATTGAAGCTTATGTTCTTACTGGGAATGCTACGAAAGCTGCTATTGCTGCTGGCTACTCTGCAAAAACAGCTAAGATTAAAGGTTCTCAATTAAAATCTCAATTGCAATCTCAAATACAAACAGAAGTTCAAAAAGCTATATCAGATAAAATACCTGCTAGTCTTAAATGGTTAACCGACCTTGCTGAAAATGCTGAGTCTGAATCTGTAAGATTAGGAGCGATTAAAGATATTCTTGATAGAGCTGGATTAAAACCTGTGGACAAGGTAGAAACCACTACTGTAGAACAAATGAGTGCAGAGGATATAAAAAAGGAACTAGCTTCCCTTGGATACAAACACTAGAGCTTTAGAATTAGTAAAGGCTCTGAAGCGCCTTGAACGCTTCAACAGGATCGATTTGTACGATCCATACCCTTATCAACTAAAGTTTCACGAAACAGGCTTAGAAGCCAACCAAAGGCTTCTTATGGCTGCTAACAGAATAGGCAAGTCCTTTTCTGGAGCTTCTGAAATGAGTTACCATCTAACAGGTATATATCCTGATTGGTGGAAAGGACGAAGATACGATCAACCTATTACAGCCTGGGCTGGAGGTGTTTCTAACGAAACAACTAGGGATATTGTTCA